AGATATGCAACTTCGTGACGATGTTATTTCTGGCGGTGGATTGAAGTACGACGTAGTTGATGGCAAGCCAATGTATACCTTCCGAGGTATTCCGGTTCGAATCTGTGATGCTCTTACTGAAGCTGAAGCACAGGTTACTTAATAAAAGGAAATAGGAGGAAAAAATCATGTATGTAGACGCACAAAATCTATTCGATGATGCCGCTGAGCACTTAACAACAGAGGCATCAACAAACATTATCGATTTAGGCGAAGACAGAGACCTAGGTGCTGGTGAAGATATTTACCTAGTCGCTATCGTTGATGTGGCCTTTACCGATGCTAGTTCTAACTCAACGATGACATTGACATTGGAAACAGATGACAATGCATCGTTTAGCTCAGCTACAACGGCTCAAACTATTGGTACTTTTGCAGCATTAGCGGCGATTGGGACAAAGCTTATTGCAAAGCTTCAACCAGCTCAGATCGTTGAACGGTATTTACGAGTTAAATACACAGTAGCGAATGGTGACTTATCAACTGGTAAATTCACTGTCTTCTTAACCAAAGACGTTGAAAACCACAAAGTGTTCCCTGACGGCATCACAATTTCATAAGGAGATTTAGATGTTAGTTAAAGCAACACGATTGGGGTTTTACGAAAACAAGCGTCGACGAGAAGGTGAGACATTTCCATTAAAGGCAGAGAGTGATTTCTCTGCCAGATGGATGAAGCGTGTTTCTCCTGAAGATGATGCTAGGAAAGACGAGCAGATTAAAGCTGACTTGCAAGCAGCTCAAGACAAAGCAAAAAAACAACAAAAAGACGCAAATGTTGCAGATGTCGAAGAGCCTTCAGAAGAGTCGCTAGAATCTGAGGAGTCTGAACCAGTAGAACCAAAAATTTCTGAGAAAGAGCTTATGAAGCTTAATAAGGATGACCTTATTCAAAAAGCTGAATTGCTTGGTTTAGAAGTGGACGAGTCTTTAACTAAGGCAGGGATTGTTAACTTGATTCTTTCAAATGAATCATAAATCAAGGATGGGGGCTTCGTGCCCCCTCCCTCTTTAGGAGAACAACATGAGAAAAGTCGCAACACAATCACTTCTATCAGCAGCAACAAGCACTGGAGCTGGGAATTCGTATGAGCCATTTGGTAAGGAGCGATCCTTTCAACTAACTGGAAACACGAGCTCTGGTACCGGGTCTGCAACTGTTGATATCGAAGTTTCAAACGATGGGACCAATTTTCTTAAATTGGCAACAATGACTCTAAACCTAAGCACAACTGTTTCTCAGTCTGGACTTCTTTCAGATGCACCATGGCGGTATGTCAGAGGAAATGTCACGGCTATTTCAGGGACTGGTGCTAGCGTTACGTTGACCATGGGGAATTTGGCTTAAGGAGTATGTCATGGAAAATGTAAATCCAACTATAAGTGGACAAGAAAGAACTGAAGAACAGTATGAAACTGTCGCCGCGTCACAAACAGACCAAGCATTAGGTGCGACTGGAGCGGCAGGCGATGTCCTAAAGCGTCTTATTTGTGTCGTTGATACCAATGACGCTACAAGTGCAATGAGCATTAAAGACGGGGCAGGAAGTGCAATATCAATTATTCCAGGTAGTGCGCCTATCGGCGTTCACGTCGTTGACTTAAATATTCAAAGTCTATCTGGAGCTTGGAAAGTAACCACCGGAGCAGGCGTAACCTGTATTGCTATTGGGAGATTTAGTTAGATGGCATCATCTTCAACCGAAATTTGTAACTTGGCTTTGTCCCATATTGGGATTGGGAAGGAAATTGCCGATCTTGAAACTGAGGCAAGCCAAGAAGCTTCTTCGTGTAGGAGATTTTATGAAAACGCAAGGGATCAAGTCTTGCGAGATTTTTCATGGCCATTTGCTATGACAACCGTGTCCCTATCTCTAGTTTCAGAAAACCCAACAAGTGAATGGGATTATGCCTATCGTTACCCAACTGATTGCATGAAAAGCAGAAGAATACTGAGTGGGACAAGAAACGAAACCAGACAAACAAGAATCCCATATCAAATCGCTTACGACTCTACAGGAAAGCTCATTTATACAGACGAGCAAAATGCTGTGTTGGAGTACACAAAAAAAGTGGTTGATACAGGACAGTTTTCTGCTGATTTTGCAATGGCATTGTCTTTTAGAATTGCTTTTTATGTGTCACCAAGACTAACAAGTGGAGACCCGTTTAAGCTTGGTGAGCGAGCTCTAAAGATGTATCAAGCCGAAATAATGAGAGCACAAGCAACGGCTATCAATGAACTACAAGATGAGGAAGTTCCTGATAGCGAATTTATACGGGAGAGGTTGTAACAATGGAACTAAAAAGTATGAAATCAAAGCCTTCTGAGGTTAAAGAAGAAATCGCGGAATCTCGAATGGAAGAGGAAAAGTATCCGTACGGGCTTCGAATCCATCTTGACTCTAACTCTATCGAGAATCTTGCAATGAAAGAACTTCCAAAAGTTGGCGACTCTATCATGGTCTTTGGGAAAGCAACGATATCGGGTGTTCATGAAAGCGAAAGCATGGGTGGCAAGAAGAATCGAAGCGTAGATATTCAAATAACCGATCTTGCATTGGAGTCTGAAAAATCAAAGAAAAGCCCTGAAGAAGTCATTTATGGGGATGATTAATGGCGACTCTCAATCAACGTAGTTTTTCCGGAGGTGAAATAGCCCCATCATTATACGCACGTGTTGATACAGTCAAATATGCAACTGGATTAAAAACGTGCCGTAATTTCTTTGTGATGAGGCATGGCGGGGTATCTTCTCGTCCGGGGACAACGTTCATTGGTGAAGTCTCTGATTCATCAGCGACAGTAAGACTCATCCCTTTTATTTACAATTCGGATCAGACATATGTATTGGAGTTTGGAAACCAGTATATGCGTGTTATTCGAAACGGAGCCCAAGTTACTGAGACGGCACAAAATATTACGGGGGCTACTCAAGCAAATCCTTGTGTCATTACAATTACAGGCCATGGATACTCTAATGGTGATGAAGTATACATCACCGGTGTTGGTGGCATGGCTGAGTTGAATGGACGAAATTTCAAGGTAGCAAACGTTACGGCAAATACTTTTGAGCTTCAAGAAATGGATGGGACAAACTTAGATGCAACTGGCTATACGGCGTTTACTTCGGGGGGAACAGCGGCCAAAATTTATCAAATAACAACCCCTTATGTAACGGCTGACTTATCGGAGCTTAAATATGTTCAGTCTGGTGACGTTGTAACCATAACTCACAAATCCTATGCTCAAAGAAAGTTAGAACGAACCGGCCACACAAGCTGGACGCTTTCGACATACTTGTTTGAACCTGACCAAGATCAACCAAATAATGGCTCTGGAACCGCTGGTTCAGCGGGCGCGAATAGCTATCGCTATCGAGTTACAGCGATCGCAGATGAAAACTACGAAGAATCGCTCCCAGGATGGGAGGTCCAGGGATCAATATCCAACATTACACAGGCAAATCCTGCCGTTGTTACTGTTACGGCTCACGGATACTCAAATGGCGACGAGATTTATATTCGTAGCGTTGTAGGAATGACGGAGTTAAACGGACGTACATTCACTATTGCGAATGTGACGGCCAATACTTTTGAACTGTCAGGTGAAGATAGCACGGCCTATACGGCATATAGCTCAGGGGGAACAACAGAACGCACATACATTCGAATTGATAACGCAGCGGCGCCTTCGTCTGCAAATCCTCACGTATTAAGTTGGACCGCTGCACCAGGGGCCAGAGAATATAATATTTATCGCGAATTAAATGGAGTATACGGCTTTATTGGGATTGCTGGAGACACATCATTCGATGATGTTGGTACAACCCCGGATGTTACGGACACACCCCCCTCTTCAAGAGACCCATTTAGTACAAGTAACGACTATCCTGCTGTAGCAACTTATGTTCAACAGCGTCTTGTTTTTGCAAACACAAACAACAATATTGAGAAAGTTGATATGTCCAGAACGGGACAATATAACAACTTCACAAGAAGCTCGCCTCTTCAAGACGACGATGCAATCTCTTTCACTATAGCTGGACGGCAAGTAAATGAGGTCAGACATCTCCTCGATTTAGGGCGCCTTATTATTTTTACAAGTGGCGGGGAATGGGCTGTAGAGGGAAACTCATCGGGAGTTATTACGCCATTCGACATCAACTTAAAGCAATACTCGTTCAATGGGGCCAGTACAATTTCGCCTATTGTTATAGGCAACAACGCGCTTTTTGTGCAATCGAGAGGCTCAATTGTCAGAGACCTTGGTTTTGATTATACGGTTGATGGCTACAGAGGAAACGACCTCACTATTTTTTCCGCTCATTTAGTGGACGGATATACGATTGTTGATTGGGCCTATCAACAAATACCACATAGCGTTGTTTGGGCCGTTAGAAGTGACGGGACGTTGTTAGGACTAACTTATGTTCGTGAACAACAAATGGTTGCTTGGCATCGTCATGATTTTGATGGAACCGTTGAGAACGTTGTTTCCGTTCCTGAAAGTGATGAAGACGCCGTTTATTTGGTAATTAAGCGAACTGTAAACAGCAAAACCGTTCGATATATTGAGAGAATGACTCAGAGACGAGTCGATAACATCGTAGATTTCATTGGTATGGACTCAGCGCTTTCTTATGATGGTCGGAATACCAACACTAGCCACACTATGACACTGTCTGGTGGTACGGATTGGGACCAGGACGAAGAATTAACAATTACATCAAGCTCCTCTTATTTTTCATCGTCAGACGTTGGAAACGCCATACACTTAACGGGTTCTGATGGGACTATTATTCGATTGACATTAACCTCATACACAAGCGGAACTGTTATGGGTGGGAAACCTCATAAAACTGTGCCCGTTGCAATGCGGAGTACAGCTATTTCTAGTTGGTCGAGAGCTGTGGATCAACTATCTGGACTTTGGCATTTAGAGGGTAAGCAGGTCAGTGTACTAGGTGATGGTTTTGTACTGGCAAACCCAAACAACTCGTCATACGTAACCAAAACAGTATCAAACGGGACCATTACACTTGATAACACGTTTGCTGTAATCCACGTTGGGCTTCCAATTACGTGCGACTTAGAAACTCTCGATATAGACACCTTTGAAGGCGAAACAATGGCAAACAAAGGCAAGATAACCACTACGTTGACTATTTATGTTGAAAGTTCAAGGGACTTATGGGCAGGGACAAGTGCATTAACTTCAGACAATAGCTTGGATGGACTCGTTCAGTTAAAGATACGAAATGACGAAGGTTATGACTCTCCAATCCAACTACAAACTGGAACTGTAGAGCTCAATATTGAACCGAGATGGAATAAGAATGGCCGGTTGTTTATTAGGCAAACGGACCCTATCCCACTAAATGTTTTGGCGGTCGCACCTGCTGGTATGTACCCAATTCAAAGATAAGGAGTAAATCATGGCAGCAACAAGCACGATTATGGCAGGATTATCATTAGCTGGTGGGATATCTCAGGCAAACGCTGAGAGATCCCTTGGCGACTATCAGCAATCGATTTTTAATATCAACGCAAGGTTCTCTGAGTTACAAGGAGAAGACGCTATTCGTCGTGGAGATAAAGAAGCGACAAAAATAAAAAGACAGGCGAAGCAGCTTATTGGAAAACAACGAGCAACGTTGGCAGCCCAAGGCATAGAGCTTGATGAAGGAACGGCATTAGCAATTCAAGAAGACACCGCAGAACTTGGGGCGGCTGACGCGATGACAGTGAGAAATAATGCCTGGAGAGAAGCTTGGGGA